CATGGCCGACTCCGACTCCATCTATCCACACCCTGAGATTGTGTCCTAATACATATTCGCTTGTTAAGGCCATGGCTGATTATTTTTGATGGTGATTTAAAATTTTTCTTTTACTGGTATTTGGGGGACGCCCAGCTTTTCTTTTTATTTTGGTATCCGGCACGTTTACATTGATATGTGGTATGATCGGAGTTTCTTCTGCTTTGGATGGTCTCATGGGTTCATCTATCTCTCTGGCCATACCTGCATCTATCAGATCAGCCGCCAGTCCATTGGTGGCCATGAGTGTGGTGTCTATGGCGTATCCCATCGGATTGGCGTCTATGATGATGATGTACTTACCCATGTGCTTATGATATGGTTTGGTTATAAAATACGCGCCAGTCCTGGTGCTCAAAATATCGCATGCTGTCTGTGGTATATCCTGCTACTGATGACAGCTCGTGTGCGCTGCGCCAGGTCGCTTCTGCTTCGGTGATCTCTCTGGATGTCCGCATCTTGTGCGTGATATGGTCGCTGTATACTCTGCGGTCTGCCAGTGATGAGCTGTATATGGATATCTGGATACGCATCATGGATGTGACGTGTGGTGTACCTGCGATATCTTTATTGCTTCTCGCAATGTCGGTGACGTGGCTGATGACTGCATACGTGCTGACACCTGCCGTCGGTGCCTGATACCAGTAGACATTGGCCACTACTTCCTTTAGCTCCCTGAGTATGATGTCGTCAATATACATATGCGCAGGTGAGTTTTATGAAAAATACGTCTATGTCTTCTATACTGCGTACATACAGGGTGTGTGTGCCCCATACGATTTTGTCCATCGGTTTGATAGGATGGTTTTCTTTGCGGATGACTATCTCATATCCCTGCTCTACTTGTATCTTGTCTGTATTACTTACTCTGCCGTTAGATTCGGTGCCTGATATGATCCTGAGTCTGATCATGGCCCATAGTGTGGGACCAGCAGTATAGGTAGCAGATGGTGCGCCGGTGGTGGTATCATTGTACACACTGACGTGGCTTACGACTATGCGGTCGCGGAGATCTGCTATTTTTATTTTGGTTTTCAGACTCATGTACTGGCTATGGATTCTATATGTGACTGAAATTTTTTTTCCAGGCTACGTGCTATGATGTCAGCATTCTGATCAAATGTCTTGCGAAACATGGCATACTTCGGCGTGTCTTCTGTGCCGTACTCTATGTATATAGCTTTGACCAGCGGTGTGGAGATGGTATGTCCCCACTTGCTGTGCTGCCTGCTCGTGATGCTCTGTCGTGTCTCTCCTGTGAGTGATGGTGTGGCAGCCCTTATCTTTTCTGCCAGTGATGCAGCCTCCGGAGCGATGATCTCTGCCGCTTTGCCTGATGCCAGGCTCTTGATCACTTTGCCAAAATTTTTTTTGTAGGATACTGACATGGGGCGTTATGGTTTTGGGGTCTTAAATATTTCGAGTATTGCCTGTATTTTTTCTCTGATGCCACCGTATACATTGGTACCGGTCACTGCCTGTATGTTTTCGTAGTTGCTCTTGAGCTCTCTTATGCTGATGGTGACGGATACGATGTATACTATGGGGAACTCCTCTATCATGCCTATGCCTGATGTGTGGAGGAAGGTAGTCCTGAACAGTTCTGCCAGGAGTATGGCGATGATGTATAGTGTCATTTTTTCTATGCTGCGGCCTATGCCTTTACTGTGTATGACTTGCTTGCGGTACTTGGCTGCTATGACTCCGGTGTACAGATCACATACGATGAGCGCAAATGCCATGATGAGAAATGGCTGCACGGGTGCGATAAAGGATGCCGCAGCTCCTGCGATCAGTCCGAGTACGGCGGTGAGTGAGTCTATTTTAAAAAGATATAAATACTTCATATGTGTTTTCTGACCCTGTGTCTGTTTAGTATGTTTATAATGGCGGACTGCTTAGGTATATCTCCATCCGATCTGAGTGTGTACATCTCTCCTATCTTCATCAGGATAGCCGGCACTACTCTATCTGCGTGCTCATATCTGCGTGTGGTGTAGCATATCTCCAGCATCTCATAGGCTACCAGATCACGTACACGGATGGTATCATAAGCTCCCTTCAGTACTGAGTATTCGGTATAGTGCTCGGTGTCTCCGTCGGAGTTGGTAGATGTGATGTCTATGGACTTGGTACAGTCAGCAGGATACATAAGCATAAAGTCTGCTACGGTGCCCGGATCTTCATCTGGATACTGATAGTACATCGTGATCACAGATACACACAGCGACCGCTGTATATACATCTCACACCACTGCGTGGCTGCATCTATATAGCTCTGGATGATGGTGTCTTCATCTGTAGTGCTTACCTTCAGATGCACCTTGGCCAGTGCCAGCGATACGAGCGCCGGAGCGGTGGTGTATGATTGTGTATGTGTGCCGTGTATCACTTATTTTTTATTTGGTGATTTGGTTGTCTTGTGATCGGTGATCGGTGATGGAGTGATCGTCTCAGATTTTGCAGCGTCCCATAGATTGGATATCCTGGCGTGCCCTGACCGCTCCATACGTGCTGCCAGATCAGGGTCTACATCATGGATGACCTCTCCGTTTTTGCCTGTGATGCCGTACTGACCGCGGCAGTCGAGTGTCAATATTATTTTTTGTTTTTCTGGCATGGTATTTTTTTATTAAATGCCGACATTTATCGTCGATAGTCTAGTTGTTGTTGTTTTTAAAATCCGGAGACAACAGGGTGTCGTCTCCGGATGGCTATTGATCTGATTAAAATGGCCTATGAATTGGTTCCTGTCAGATTGGTGTATGCTTTGGCAAATGCCTTCGGATTGGCAAATACCCAGTCCCAGAAAGATACCAGTTTGAACTCCACACCTGTATTGCTTGAGTATGGATTTACGATGAGCTCTCTTACTGCCCAGTTGCCTATGATGAGCTGATCCCAGTGGCCAAAACAAAGTCCAAGCAATGTTTCTGATGCTCCACCCTTACTCAGGTTGGTAGGCATGAGTGTGGTGGTCGCTACCGGATAGCCCAGGAGTCTGTCTACTGAGTCCATGTTCATGATGAACTGACCACTGCCTGAGTCTGTCTTTTTGGACTGCAGAAACTGACGCACGGTAGGAGATATGATAAATCCTGCTTTGTCAAAACTGGCATTATTATTCTCCGGTGAGTTGATCATCTCTACCAGGAGTGACCTGGTCAGGTCTTCACCATTTGATGATGTGACGTCTACGATGTCTGCTGCATCAAAGATACCGTCAGGACTGGCTGCATTGGCCGCCAGTATGATATTGGTATTGATACAGTTTTGCTCCGCTCGCTCCAGTGTCATCCACAGTATACGGTCAGACTCAGGACCAGCCTGCGCCTTGAGATACCATGAGTTGGTCAGTGATGCGTGTATCGCTTTAGCGGTCAGTGTGGGCCTTCTCACATTTGATGCGATGGCGGTGGTGTTGTTTCCTTCTGCTACAAAAGTCGCTACAGCGGTAAGGTCTGCCACCGGTATATTGTTGATACCTGTCAGTCCCCTGTATACAGTGGCTCCGAGTGTCTCTACAAATAACTGTGGTGCGTACCCTTCCATGGTCGGCATCTGATTTGTACCTATCAGGTTTCCTGCATCAAGTGCGGTGGCTGCGGTAGCTCTGGACTGGATAAATCCGGGCACCAGAAATCCTTTGCCGGATACTGGCAGCCCTATGGCTGCGGCCTGTCGGCTGGCTTCTTCATGCATCTCTTTCTCAAATCCTGCATCGATATTTCCTTTCTGATCGGAAGCATACTGTGCGGCTCTCACGATGGAGTATTTCCTGGATGCGTCCTGCTCCGGTTTGTCACCTGCGGCGGGTGCGCCTGCCAGTCTTGATGCTGCGGCTGCCTGTCCTGCAGCTGATGCTGTGGCGTGGTCACGGGCTGCTCTCTCCATAAACTCCGCATTGCGGATGTCTGCTTCGAGTGTGTCGGCGGATGATCGCATGACGGATACTTCTTCGGTCTCTGCCGGTGTCAGGTCTCTGCCTGCTGTGGTGCCGTCGCCATTCAGTATTTTCAATAGGGCAGCTAGTCTTGTTGCCCTGCTTTCTTTGAGCTCGAGAAGCTCCCTTAATGTTTTCATGTTTTTAAATATTTTATTGTATGAATGAAAATTATTACATTATATAGTATCGGGTACTGAGTACCCTGAGTATCTCCAGATCACGGTGACGTGATACCGGTGTACGTGCCTGGATAAATGACCGTATGCTGTCGCGGGTCTTCATGGCGGATGGATTTGACCCATCAGGGACCACACCCCAGTCTGACAGTACGTGTCTGGTAAAATAAAATAGCTTTGGATCTTCGCCCCGTGACTCGTCTCCTTCTCTCCCGTCGTATATGAATGCCCGGATGCTGGCGTCTGTCAGTGATCCAAACATCAGCTTTTCATGTACCGTATTGGCTATGCGATTGCCTACTGTCTCCGGCTCTATGGTGAGTACAGACATGAGCTTTCCGTCCATGATGCGCTCTTCTCCTTTGCCTATGATGACATCAGGATCTTTGTCAGATGCAGATGGATGACCATACGTCACTTTCTTTTTGCCCTTCATGCGCTGTGTCAGGTCCCATCCTTCTACCCTGAATACTGTACCGTAGTCATCCGGTGTCTCATCACTGATGATAAACTCATGCTGTCTATCCAGCAGGTCTTCTGCTGTGGTACGGGAGAAGATGGTGGGTTTGTCGAGATATATGAAGTCCATGGTATTATGTCATTTTACTTTTTACAAAATCCTGTAGCTGTGCCAGTGGCACCATATTATTGGCCATGACCATAGGATCATCACCGCCAGGTATAGGTGCTCTGTCATCCAGTGCACGGGCTTCGTTGATGGTCATGA